TGGGAGGAGACGGAATGGGGGTTCCCAAAAGGCCGCCGAAATCACCAAGAATCTGATTACGATTGTGCATTGAGAGAATTTCACGAAGAAACTGGATACGATCCGTCCAAATTGCAAAACATTCAAAACCTTATTCCGTATGAGGAAATTTTTACAGGATCGAATTACAAGTCATATAAGCACAAATATTACATAATGTATATGGATTATAACAATAGTTTAGAACAAAACAAGTTTGAGGAATCGGAAGTGAGTAAAATGGAGTGGAAAACGTATAGTGAATGCGTTTCGTCTATTCGAGCATATAATAGCGAAAAACTGAATCTATTATTGAAAATTCACAATTGTATCACTCGGTGCACAATTATGTAGGAACGTTGCCGTTCACGTCCGTGTTCAGGTCGCTCTCCAAAACTTCGGATGTATTTGCTTCTCCTACATTCATAACCCAATTCACCCATAATTCGGCTTGGTCCGGATTACCATAATTACCATGTTTTTTGTAATTATTTGCGATTCTCATATTGTTATGTCGGGCACACATTTTATTTTTTGAACACACTATACTTTTAGAACAGTGTGTTCCCTTATTTTTTCCAGATGTTAATAGTTGTATACATCCATTTCGATTCGCGTCTTCGCCTTGATTCGCTTCACCTACGATTTCATTCATTGTAATTATGATGGTTTTAAGTTGTATCCTTTTTACTGTCGTATTCAGAGTTCAATTTTATAATGGATGAAACGTCGAAGGCACTAAGTCGGCGGAGTTTAAAAATAAAATGTCCATTATTGTATAGTAATAATTACATGAATACACAAAAGGATAAGATAGTTTCAAATAAAAAGAAAACAACGATAGATACTATGCAACAACGTATATATAATTGGTTCGCCGATTATTTTAGCGCCGGTCAAGACGGCATAAATCGAAGACGCACCCTCATGCGGACCGCAATTACATCGGCCGTCGTGTTATTTTCGTGTATAACCGTATTAAATATTATTTTATCACCGGGAACGGCGGAATATAATATTCAAAAATATTTTTTCCTATATGCGATTCCGATATTTATAATATTCGCAATAATGTTAAATTTGGGGCAGGAACCGGAAACAACCAAACTTTTCTTGAAGATATGCGGATTACTTATACTTGCGGCCATAGGTGTATATTATTATGCGACTCAAACGAGCTCTCTGTTTAACCTATCAATATTATCAAATTATTTCGCAATAGCCGCAATCGTGTTAGTGGGGTTGGCTATTGTGTATCAATCGCTGATTGAGTATATGGAGAAATTAAAGGGTTGGCCAGGATTTATAGCACAACTCGTGTTTTATATACCATGCATCATTTGGGATTTATGGGAATATATTGTATCCGAATTTAATCTAACACCCTACTCGATTTATTTATTTATCGCATTCGAAATATTGTTGATTATTGTGTATGCATATTTGCCCGATATATCAAACAGCGTCACCGGTATGAATAATGCGATTCAGGCAGTAGACAACGTTATATATTTGGACGGAGGAAAACGTATTGTGGTGAATAGTGACGAACTAAAAATACCCAAGGACTCGCAAAATGATCCGATCAAGTCTCTACACGGCGATTATTTAACAAATTACGCGGTATCGATGTGGGTGTATATAAATCCACAGGGCCCGACTGACCCTGCATATAACAAAGAAACCGAAATATTTAGTTATGGATTCACCGATGAACATGGCGTTCAACATGTAAAACCTATGATAAGATATTATGGTGGCGGCGGTGGGGATGATCAGCAAATCGAACGCAATAAATTTGTATTTTATTTTTCGCGATATCCCCCGATTCAACAATATGCATCAGATGCACACACGTTTTATGACGTAACTCTGCCGAATCAAAAATGGAATCAAATCGTCTTGAATTATAACCGAAATATTGTCGATTTGTTCATAAATGGCGTTTTAGAACGAACATTTACGATGAACGGCGATATGCCTATATACAATGATCTGGATACAATCACGGTGGGAGACGATAGCGGATTGAAAGGTGGTATATGCAATGTCGTATACTACAAACACCCATTAAGCAAAGAACAAATTGTGACGTCGTATAATACAAAAATGAATAGCAATCCTCCCGTCTCGTCTCCCATTGTTGATTCTGAATAATAAGGTTGGGAAATGTTCAAACAATTTTATATGGACAGATTATATAATCGTATGGAACCTACGACAATCATTTTAGCCATAATTGTAATTGCTCTAGTATATGTGTTATATGTGTTTTTCGTAAGTAAATCGTCCGTAATTAGCAAATCGGCGAGTTTGAAAGAGGGGGGTAATGCGCCGATTACTGCAATTAATAGCGGGCAATCCACCAGATATGCATATGGTATTTGGGTATACGTAAACACTTGGGATGCTATGCGTGAGAAGACCATTTTCTCTCGCGATAAAAATATTCGTCTATATTTAGCGGCAAATAAACCATCATTGTATTGCACCATTACATGTTTATCCGCCAACGGTTCGTCCACCGTCGAACAAAATATTCTGGTTACAGACAATTTCGCAGTTCAAAAGTGGGTATATATAGTCATTAGTGCGGACAACACAATAGTCGACGCTTACCTCGATGGTAAGTTGGTAAATTCTACGAAATTAGTGGGTTCGCCTAATCAACCAGGAAACGCAAAAGATTCTCCGGTCTTGTATGGGGCCGGGTGGGATTCCTATGTGGCCGGATTTCAGAATTGGAATAACCCAATTGGCCCCCAAGAGGCTTGGGATAACTACTTAGCCGGAAATGGTAATGCGATGTCTCAATTCTTCGGAAGTTACAGTTTGAATCTAGGAATTTTCAAGGATAATGTTCAACAATCGTCGTATACTGTTGGGATGTAATGATAAACTCCTTCGGCTTTCGCACACGTTTTCGTCAACCTGTGATATTGAATTACGACGACGCTAGTATACGTAGTTCCAAAAAAAAGATGTTGTAAATATATAACAGATATATTTACAAAGATGGATCAAGCGGCGCCACCAAATATAGAAAATAGTAAAATTCCCGTCGCGATAGCCAAGGCTGTTGAAAATACCGCTGATGGATTATCGTCGTTCGCGTCAAATGTATCCAACAAGGTATCGAGTGCATCTACATACGTAAATGAATCTATATCTAGTTTCGGGGACGCTGACGTAGTTGGATCGAGCACCGATTTCCTCAGTTCAAATACATTGGTTGCGAAATTCGCATTCATCTTGTTGGTGTTAATTGGATTCATGATTCTGGTTAATTTAGGAGTTAAAATTATTGGATATTTTATGAAACCCAAGGGAAGCCCCTATCTTGTTTCAGGAACAATGAATGCAGCAAATGAAGTTATCATATACCAAGATCCGAAAAACGCGAATTCCATACCCATTTTACGTTCAAATAATCAAAATACGGGAATTGAATTCACATGGTGTTTATGGATATTTGTAAACGATCTTGTGAAAAAACCTCAATATTCAGTTATATTTAACAAAGGGAACGCAACATACGGGGATAATGGAATGGCTACAGTAAATAACGGACCAGGCCTCTATTTAGACAATAGCGGAAACAATCTAGCGGTTGCTATGAATACGGTTTCCGCATCGAATCCGCAAGAGGTGATTACTATAAAAAACATTCCATTGCGCAAATGGTTTCACTGTGCGATCCGAATTGAGAATACCGCAATGGACGTCTATATAAACGGAACGATTGTTTCGCGAAATATTCTGCAGGACGTTCCAAAACAGAATTATCAGAATGTGAATATATGTAACAATGGTGGATTTAATGGGAATATTGCGGATTTACAATATTTCGACAAGGCGCTCAGTATATTCCAACTTAATAATATTGTTTCATGGGGTAGAAATACAAACGCGGCGAATGCGGCCGGAAGTGCGGACGCAAGTGGATTTCCATACTACATATCGAATTTGTGGTATTCTTCCAATGCATAGAGCGAATCAAACTTTTTATATTCAAATATTAAGTATCTATATACATAATATTTAATGGCGAACATTTTGCTCACTTGCACAAACCAGCGACGCCAACGCCAACGGTTTTTTTTACACGAAGCCGGTAGTGAAACCAGATACGATATCACATCTCCTTACATGTATGATTCGTCTGGAGTATTAATCTATACCCCACGTGACTTAGATATGCGTCGAAAAACAGAAATATTGAGATACCAAAATTCAACGAACAATGCATCGAAAAAATCAAAGTTCGCATACCTATCGAGTGTATCGAATACAATGTCTCGCGCATGTCCACGATCTCTAACGCCTACGTCAACCACCGCATGTGATGTTCCGGGTCCACCAATCATGTTGTATTATGATCCGGCGGTTCCATTGTATAACTATCAAAATGCTCAAACTATCACGTTTCAAGATATACCGTATGATGATTTTAAACGTCTATACGACATCTTTCCTATTTACAATATTACAAATGATAATGGAAGCGAGAATACATTGACTGATATCATTTTATTGAATCCGGATACAAATAATTTTACATTTGGATTTACTATTCCTGTTTCGGTAACATATCAGGCCTATTTTGATAGCACTGCTACACCAAAGATAAACTCGGCACAATTGTTTATTCAAAGTGCGAAGATGGATGTATATTATAGCACTACACTTGTAGCATCGCAAAATGCACGTTATAATGAGACACCACGGTATTCTACAGATTTATATGTATCGACAGTAAACATGACTATAGACGTTCGAGGTAGTGTAGAGGGCCAGGTAAATGTAACGCAGTTTGTTGGAACTATATACATACCGCCAATTCAATTACAAACTGTTACCCAATACGTATATACGTTTGTTATGACTGTAAACATGGGATACTCGGAATATTCTACAGATATATCTGGAAACACGCTTCGTCGTAATGTAAACGGTGGTAATATTACAGACGCGTCCGCAACCAGCTTAATTGACGTTCATTATGGGACGATCATAAATATTGAAGATGTTAATTTAATAACAACTACTAGTAATCTTCAAAATAGTAGCACAAATTGCATCATCACATTATATCAGGCAAACATATACGACAATAGTAACGTGGTTGTTCAAAGTTCGGACATATCATACAATGCTTTTGCGGTAACCGCACTTCCCGTGTAGATACTGCAATTACATCATATGTTTCATACCAAATATGGTAATGTATTAAATACATTATCATAAGTTTCGAACATTTGTTATCACATACGTTTCCCTCCAATTATGAGTCTATAACATATTAATAAAAGTAGACAATGGTTTTAAAATGACCGGATTATCCGCTCGGAAATTTGTATTTATTGAAAATGTGTTGTTTAATATAGAAATCATGTGTTTTACGTGATGATTACCACATCCATTTATATTTGCCTGCAATTTTGTAATATTTGTCTCGTCATAACCCAATCCCTTGACGTTATTGATTACCTTCGCCTTCATTTGATCGAGGTTTCGGCAATGATAATGAACTAAACATATGTCGGTCATAAAATAATCCTGTGTGCAATAGTGATTTCCGTGGTCAATCACACCATTCCATGTGCGTCTATTGAAAAACGTTTTCGCCATATCCTTATAATCATCATATTTTCCGTGTTCTGCATCGACCGTAGCACGCTTATATCCATAGGTAGATCCATTGCTAATTTGGGCCTGAATATAGTTTGCTTTAAACACATTATGTTCGAGATTCAATGAATTTAAATAACCAACCGTCTTGAATGGTAGCAGCCGATTTTGTTCTTTATCATAATACACAATAAATTCATCTATATCTAATGGATATGCGATATCGTAGTCACCCTGATCCGGTTTATGTATTAATTCGTTCATATAATCACCCTTTTTTGCATAGTCTAATTCGCGAGATAGTCGAATACCTTTTTTCACATATTCTTGCAATTTTTCGTATGTACCATCGTCACTCATATTATCGATTACATTTAAATTATTATAACCAAATAGGGTTCCATGATATTTTAACCAATCTTCCACTATATCAACCTCATTTTTTACCATAGTAAATAATTTAATTATCATATTTGTAATTCTAATATTATACTATTATGCGATATAAATAAAATCGCATAATACCGAACTCGGTATTCGCGGACATCACCAAAATTTTCGGATTGAAATATTGATTATATTATCCTTAAATGATCCTGTTAACATAATATTCTATATCTACGATTTGTTGTTCATGTGTAAATGCTTTCAATAAATAATCCGGCAGTTCCACATCAGTATATGATCCGCCACGAGTATTATCCACCCCAAACATATTCATATATAATTTCACATCCTTATCTACGTCATATAAGTCGTGCACCTCCGTTACATATATAACTCGAATGGGTCGGTTTATCTTTACATACTCGTATAACTTTTCACAATCGGAAATGATTGTATCATATTCCTTTTTAAAATCAACATGTAACATTAACTTTTGATTTTCTAAAGATACGTAATACATATATAGTGGTGCATCGTATGCATCATCCGTCATTTCGTTATCATTTTCAAGCACAGATTTATTTTTGTTCTCAACTAATTTGCAACACTGTAAGAAAACCCGCATTCGTTCATTCTGTGGTATTGATTGAATATCCAATTCAATATCGTCATCTCCACCACCATCATCTTGGCCTTTCAACCAACTAAACTGTTTAAAAAAGTCGCCCTCCCATGTATAATGGTAGTCTTCATCTAGTTCATCGGTCGCAACCGGGTTTGCTACAAAGTCTCGGTCCATTATGTTAGTGATTTCGGTCTCCGGTTCGTCGACGTCCATCCCGATAGATATAGTAACCGACCCAGAAGCACCAACAGTTTCGGCGTCATTGATTAATGCAGAATCTATCGTTTGCTCCTTTGAATTTGACCAAATAATGTTGCTGCTAATATCCATTATATTATAATGTGAATATCTTAATACTTATATCATTTTGTATAAAACTTCTTTATACAAGCTCATTCGGTTATCACCGATGGAATTTGAGTTTAAAATAAACCAATATAGACAAATAACCAATATTTTAGATATCATGTCTTCGCACATTGGTATACTAATACCGAGCACTAGCAGAAACCGACCATGGAATAAATTAGAAGAAACTGCGCTATTTTCTATTTTTTTCCCCTCCTTCTTTACAACATGTTGTATTCGATATAAATACACTATCTATTTGGCCGTCGATGATGATGATCGCATTTTATCGATCCCCGATGTGCGTGATCAAATTGAGAAATATGTCTCGGTCATGAAAAACACGTCGATCAAATTCGTTTCCACACAAGGTATACAAAAGGGGTGGGTTACTCATATGTGGAATCGAGCATTTAAACAGGCTTATGACGACGGATGTGAATATTTTTTTCAATCTGGCGACGACATTGTATTTCAAAGTAAGAATTGGGTAACCGATTCGATTAAAATGTTGGAAAAAAACAAAGGTATTGGATTAACCGGACCGCTCGACTACGGTCGCATCAAAAACGGGTCGAAAGAGTCTTTACCCGGAGGGAGTCGATTTATACAAACACAATCATTCGTCTCTAGAAAGCACATGGAAATATTCGGTTTTTATTTCCCCGAAGAAATAAAAAACTGGTTTTGCGATGACTGGATGACGAAGGTATATTATCCAAAGTATTTTTATCAAATTGATCATTTTGTATTGAATGTTGGCGGCGAACCAAGATATGAAATTATTGGTGAGATAATGAATCCAAAAGATCCCACGTTCATGGCTTGCAACCGCCTTATAGCAGAAGGGCGCATTATATTAGACAAATTCTTTCGTTCGAACTCCCTCGGCTAGCGTCTATATTTCCATCAATATAGTGGGCGTAGCTACCACCGCCGACCCCAGCCAGAGAAGTTGTTCATCCGATTGTTCATAGGGGTGGGAACGGGGCAGGGCTAGGAACGGGGGTAGGGGGTGGGAACGAGGGTAGGGGGGACATAGGGGAGGGTATGGGCGCAGATGAGCTTAGTACCGCAACATCGATAGTTGAATATTGAGATTCGCTAGCAGGCGCTTGTGGTATAATTGGAGTATAGTCGGTAGATGATTGAGGATTGGTGCTAATTGGGTTGTTTATATTAGTTGGAGGTAGAACGGGTGGTAGTGCGGGCGGGATATACGGCGGGTTCGTATTCATGTTCGGTTGCTGCGGAGGTGTATTCATATTCGCGATCGGTTGCTGCGGAGGTGTATTCATATTCGCGCTCGGTTGCCTGGGTGGTGTATTCATATTCGCGGACATGGGATTATAGAAATTTGGCTGCTGTTGGATCGGACCCGTCATGGCGGGTGGTTTATACATGATCGGTTGTCCCACCCGCCCAAAATTCGAAAATTGCGGTGGTTTACCGCAAGATTGTCCGGGTAGTTCATTAAACATTTGGGGTTGATATGGCGGCGTTAATGCGGCAGGCGGAGGTGGTGGTGGCGGACGCCCCCAATTAATTTCCCGCCCTTGGGATGCATATCCAACAAATGGGACCTGATCTATGTCTTTTTCACATTCATCCTTCGTTTTGAACACCTTACCATACATACACTTTTCATTCGTGCTTGTTTGAATACATTTACCGGATCCATTTGAATATCCAACCGGACACCATGTTAAATTGTTCGCGGTTGAATCAGACGGCTCATACTTAGGAACTTTCGGCGTTCCCCTGTTTAAATCGGAATCTATATTTGGAGGAATAGTAACTTCGGGTTTTGCTTGTTGAGATTCACTATCGCGTTTTTCAGTAGGGTTCAAATTAAACAGGGTTGTGTTCCATTGCATTTGAGCAGGCGGAGTGCCGTTCATGTTATCCTCATTCTGTAACAAATTGCCGATTGAGTGTAAAGTTCCCTCTGCGATATCTACTCCGCCCTTCGCGGTATCACCGACAACATCCGCGGTAGAATTAATCAATAAACCTGTATAAAACCCAAATATGGACAATATTCGTGCTACAAGATTTTGTATCGTAATAATCATACTTTGAAAAATATTTACTCCTAAAAATGATAAAACCAGGAGAGACGCCAAAATGATAATGATCAAATTTTTAGAAACCATGCTAGAAGGAACATTGTCGGGTTCTCCCTGATTTACCGTTTCAGATAAAGGTTCTATATTATTAAATTCGGTATTCCGTGGAGTTGTCTCCATTTGCGTTATATACTATGAATACACAATATTATGGACAAAAACGTAGGTGAAACGAAGCGAACCGCAGTTTTTGGATTGAACTCCGTCGGCGATAACCGAAAAAGTTTGCGAACCGTTCGTTTATTTTCTTCAGTTTAAATATTCAATTATTATAAAAAAATGTCCGCATTTAGTTTTATTGAAACGTCGTTCTTTATTAGTTTAGGCATAACGTTTGTATTGATTCTCTTATTGGTCTATCACTTTAAACAGAGGTTGAGTATTGCCGAAGGCAAACAAGATACTATGTTTGAAATAATTAATAATCTAGCACAAGAGTTAACTAATGTAAAAGGGGCGGTTTTGTCGTATGTCCGTCCATCAACGCCATATCCTCATAACGCGATATCTCCTCACGACGCGAGCCTCCTTTCCGACAACATTCGCGCCGCACGCGTCGCCGCCGCAGCAGAATTAAATAAGGTTGAAGAAGAAGACGAGGAAGAGGAAGACGAAGAAGAAGACGAGGAAGATAGTAATAGTGAATCCAACAGCGATAGTGATTATGATAGTGATTCCGAACATGAAAAAATTCTGGTATCAGACGAAGACGATACGAATGTAAACGTAGAAACGATTATATCAAACGATGTAAGTAAGCTAAATATTGTTTCGTCCGATGATATACATATAGATTCGTCCGAAGTCTCATTACCAATTCAATCCGGCACATCATCTTTACCGAATTACTCGAAGATGAATTTAGGCGCTTTAAAGGCATTCGTCGTCGAAAAGGGTTGGGCGGTTGATGCGACCAAGATGAAGAAGGCTCAGTTAATTGAAATCATAGAAACTCATTCGATTTCATCAAATGCATCCACCGAGGTAAATTGATAAACTCCTTCGACTAACGTCTTCGGAGTTCAATCCGAAAACAATATATGCAGAATAATATATAATGTTTTCTTACCCTCAGCCAGAACCAATATCATCGGCATACACATGTGAACAAACGCCAAGACAAGTATCACGTCTTGGGTATGCTACAAACAACGTATACCCCGATTTCCCCTCAAATATGGGGGATAGTCGGTCATTGATTGCGTCTTATCAACCCGAGGCCATTTTAAACGACAATCTTATTAAGCAAAGTGGAGTGAAGTCGAATTGGGAATATCGCCAATATTTGATTGATCACTCACAGGAAATCGCAGAATCAAACTTTAGAGATGCTTGCAATGACTGTGGATATTTCGAACGATTTCGTCCATCTGAACGTGGATCGGGTAATCCAATTCCGAACACCGGTCGCGCATACCGCGAGCCCGGCGTCATCATGTCCGAGTCAAGTGATTTGAAGAAATTGTATTTATCTCGTGACGAATTATCGCAAAAATACGATCCTCAAACGTTGACGCAGGCGCAATTATATTCCTACATGGCTAAAAAATAATAGCATATTTTATAATGGTTTCGTTTATCTTTATAAAATCGATCGATATTATGTATGTAGTTGGGATACAGTTCTTGGTTGCGATTCTATTGAATATTCCAGTTGATCGGCTTCTAAAGAAGGTAGATATTCCATTAAATGAAAGCGACCCATATAATTATACATTTTCACTTATGTGGAAGGAAATAGCCAAGGTGGTAGTCGTGGTATGTATTTTGGCGGTTGTCTCCTATTTCGGAAGACTTGCTATTCGATCAATTCCGTCGCCGTTTGATGGTATAAGTGGGTTAAAACATATTAAATTGAAGGAGATACAATCTGCGACTGCACTGACCGCATTTTTATTTCTCACATCTGATTATTTAGACGCTCGTATTCAAGTGATTCGAAAAATATTCGCAAAATTGATTGTTTAGACGGTCTGGTTATAATTCATTATATCATATAAAATATAATATGTTTTATGCAGTAGCAAATGGGCGTACTATCGGGGTATTTACAAATTGGACAGACTGTAAACATTCTGTCCAAGGTTTTAGCGGGGCGGTCTTTAAAAAGTTTGATACAAATATCGACGCAGAGGCGTTTATCGCGTCCAAAAGTTTGAATATTAGCCAAACTCCTGCGACAATGCTTCGTAGTACATCAGAGTTTACTCGGGAAACTTCGGCTAGGGCTTACGTTTCCCGCCAAAGTGGTGTTCCAGTAAGTGCCGACGTTTCTATCCACTGCGAGCCCCCCACAGATTATTATGTATATACCGATGGTGCGTGTAGTAAAAATGGTATGCGTGGCGCGTCTGCCGGAATCGGAGTTTACTTCGGGGAAGGTGATGTTCGCAATATTTCCAAGCGTTTGCCTGGAAAACAGACGAATAATGTAGCGGAATTAACTGCGATCATTAGTGCATTTCCATTTATAGAATCGGATATTCGCGGCGGTAAACGAATTGCGATTGTAACCGATTCGGAATATTCGATAAAATGTGCATCTAGCTACGGTGAACGATGTGCGAAAAACGGTTGGGTGGACGATATTCCAAATAAAGAACTTGTTCGACAAATATACACATTGTATTCACGCGAGCCGAATATACGATTTATTCATGTGAAGGCGCATACTGGGTTATCCGACATACATTCCATCGGAAATCACCACGCAGACCGACTTGCTACCGACGCCTTAAACGTCGCGTAGCGAAGTCATTTTGATAAACACCTATATAAATATAGGCGTGTATCACCTTATATACTCATGAAATTAATCAGTTTTGACGTAGGTATAAAAAATATGGCGTATTGCATTTTCGAGGCCGAATTTGATTCACTTCGTATCCAAGATTGGGGTATATTAAATTTGATGGATGATGTAGTTGTAGCCCAAGCATGCACCTGTAATTTAAAACAGACGTCGAAAAAACAACCGGTCCGCAAATGTGACCGCAAAGCAAAATATACGAAAAATGATCAATATTTTTGTGAAACCCATGCGAATGCTGCCGCCAAGGACAATTCTTGGATTATTCGAAATAAACTGAATTCTAGTGCTAGTATTAAAAAAATGAGCCGAGAAGAATTGGTTGATATCGGTAATAAGATGAACTTTTTTCCAGAAGGGGAGGCACCGAAAACAAAGAAGAGTTGTTTAGAAACTGTATTGGAACAGTTTGATGCGCGTGGTATTAATCCCGTCTTGGCCAAGCGGGCGAAAACTGCAGGAGACACCGATTTAATCACGGTGGGTCGAAATATGAAACAGTGTTTGGACGACCTACTTGATGTGGACGATATCACCCACGTTATTATGGAAAATCAGATATCTCCTATCGCCTCTCGAATGAAAACTGTCCAGGGCATGTTGGCACAGTATTATATTATGCAACCAAACACACCATATATTGAGTTCGTATCATCTGCGAATAAACTGAAACATTTTGTTATTAAACTGCCCGAGCCATTGGACATGGATGATAATGCAACTATTTCTAACCAAATATCGTCGACCATGCTTCGCATTTCTCCGGAGTTAACTGCACGAGACATATACAAGGAACACAAAAAAACGAGTGTAGATATTTGTAACAAATTTTTAGAAATAAATCATACTTTAGGAAATTGGGCAGACGTTTTAAATACGCCGAAAAAGGACGATTTGGCCGATGCATTTCTCCAAGGTATTTGGTATTTAAAACATACAAAACTAATTACTTATGCGGAGAACTTAAAAATAAATAGTATAACTTTATCATAAGTCGATTCTATGGAAGTCATTGATATTGGATTAAGCGACCTTGAGCCGGTATCTTTCCAGTTGCATGATAATGATTACACTAAATCATCACATTCTGTTAATTTTGGACCAGGTATTGAATTATTAATGAATGATAAACAAAAACAAAGCAGTGCATCCTCTCGTGTAGACATGGGAGATTTAGACAATTTGGAAAATGAGTTGAACGAACTAAGCAAATCGGGTGGTCAATATGCAGATCAACCTTCTACCAAAAGCGTTGGTGGGTTTTCGAGCATGTTTAATTTTGGTAGCAATTCTCCCCCCACTTCTTCAAGTGCCCCCCTTCATACGGATTCGAAATTGGGAGCTGCTACGGTGGAGAGTATCGGAACAACTAAAACGTGGGACGGTTATGGTAAAATGAACGACGTGCCCGAGGCATCTGGTAGTGCGCACATGTCTGATCGCGAAAAACGTCGCAAAAAGCGCGCGATGATCAAGAAATTGGACGAGTGGTATGAGAAGGGATTAATCAAGCACAATTCGCATTTTAATCTAGAATCCGACTACGATGAGGTTGAAGACGAATATGAAACCGCCATGGAAGATAAACGCAAGAAGGATAGCGTTAAATTGCAGGGGTGGTGGTTGACTACTCTAGTAAACTCAATTGAATATGGTAATGCGGTGTTTGACCCGTTTGGATTAAATTTGGACGGATGGGGCGAGCAAATTAACGAAGATATAGACAGTTACGAGGAAATATTCGCCGAATTGCACGACAAATATAAGGGGGGAAAGATGTCGCCCGAAGTATCTTTGTTACTTCGGCTCGGGTTCAGTGGTGCCGTATTGAATATTACAAACAAGGCGCTATCTACTGCTACGCCTGGATTTAATGATGTTATTAAACAGAGTCCTGAATTAATGAAAATGTTTTCCACTGCTACTGCACAAACAATGAGCAAAAGCAGTCCTGGATTCGATTTTGTAAATAGTGTATTACACCCCGATGAAAAGGTGAACACATCTTATGGTGTCCCACCTGCTCCCGTTAAAACCAAGGAACAACCGCCGCCCACGAGACCCGGTATGCAGTATACAACCGCACCCGGTAATCGACCCGACATCGCAATGGGTAGAGGAACTATGTTCCGCGAGGAGGGAGTTGATGTAAGCAATCAATACGAAAATGTTTCAAATGCGAACTCGAAACCATCAATGCAGCCAGAACAATCTCGTTCCGCTAGACCCGAGATGAAGGGACCGCAATCAATCGATTTGGACAATTTACTATCTGGGTTAAAAACACGTGAGGTGAATCTCAGCGAAAATGCGGCGCGAAATGATGAAAATGAGTCGATGGTCAGCGTATCTTCATTAAGAGATGGTCAAAATTCGGCACTACCGAAGCGAACAAATCGGAGAAAGCAGCGATCAGATAAAAATACGATTTCGTTAGATATTTAAATGGATGCACGAGTAGACATTTGTAACATTTCTATAATATATATTCATTTGTTAATATATATGATAGTAAAATTATTTATAATGGTCAAACGTCAGATCGATCAATGACTATAACTGATTCAGATGTAACATTGTTGTTTTCGTCTGGTCTACATCCAATTTTGCTCATATCCTGTCGTATATCCTCGATTAAATCGCTAGAAGACGTGATGAAATAATCGGGTAGAAATGCGTGAATTATCGCTTTTACACTACCCATAGCAAATCGTCTCGCTAAATACATTGAAAAACAGAAATGTTGATAATAAGACATACATACCTGCGCGGGATGGATAAAACAAAATGGGATGAATGTCCGGTTATACATAATAATTTATATAAAATTATTATATATTTCAAAATGCACATTTTATACGAGGGTTTGGACGAAAACTTCGGCTAGCGCCTTAGAACTCAGGAGCATGTTTTTTAAATAGGCATCCCTGTTTCGATAGGTTGGTAATGGGGATTAATACACTTGGATCCTGCATTGAGTAATCTTTTAACCAGATTTTAATAATGCAAAAATTCTTTTTTGGTGAAATGGTAATACCATTTAACGTGGGACTATGTGCCTTATCATTACATAGTGATTCGCCGCATAATGCATAAAACAGGGTTTTCCACACATCCGGGACCTGTTTATTAATTACTTTGAAGGAAAAACAACCGCCATTGCGATTTTGAACGTCCTCCCACATGGGTGTAATTCCACTTCTCATTACAAACAACATACAATGTTTTACAATTTTTTCAGATAAGGCTTCGTTAATCGCAATCAATTGATCAACTGTCGCGATATTCTTAGAAATTAGTTTGTAACTCGAAACATCCCAGTTTTTGTCGTGTGGTAAATGGTAATATAGATCCCATTTACCATTCAAAACTTGTTGTGGCTGTGAAGATGGATTACCAAGCGTATCCAACGACATCACCCGTACTATATATGTATACAATATCTTTAAATATATATTTTAGTATTACTTCTTCGTTAGCCATATTATTTTAATTGAACACGGCCTCATATCCATCGTCGGTTTCTTTTGTTTCTAAACTTGGTGTGATATCGCATACTGATTTAGGTATGAGAGCCGTTGGTGATTCTTCTTCCTCCAACGCTTCGTTAATTACGGCGGCTTTCATATCGTGATCGGGTTCCTCATCATCATTCTCGGCTTCATCATCAGCATCGCGATCAGAATCACCATCGTCATCGTCGTCGTCATCATCATCCTCGTCATCATCATCCTCGTCATCGCAATCTACAGAGACATCAGCACCATCCGAATCACTCACATACCATTTTTTCTCACCCACGATGACCCTATTTGTATCTTTTTTTTCAATTCCGTCAGCCGTAACCGTTATATACTCGGTCGAAGACACCGTATGAATCGTAACATTTGTATCAATAATGGTTAGCGTATACCTGTCGTCAAATACGAACGGTAATTGTTGATATTCCAAACAACGGCGAACAAATGCTGTCGAAAATAGATGATTTCCCACACAATACATTTCAATTGGGATAGTTAATTCGATCGATTCTGATATAGCCGGATGATTGTAACTGACCGAAATCGGGGTATTCATTATCATGTCTAATGGGCTAGGCACAATCGGTTTACTAATATCATGACTACATAATGATACGTAATATCGATTACTGTGTTTCATAATAATGCACGTGTCTATATATTCGTTTGTCGCATTTAATATAGAATCATATGTGTTCAAAAGCAAGGCTTCACAACTACTCGCTGTTATATCATCATTGAATATATCATATAATTCAAAATAAGCGAAATTCTTATCCGACTTTTGGGCAACGCGACATACGTGAACCCAATTTTTACGAGTCGTCTCGGTTCGCACATTTAGAGTCAGGTTGTTAATCGCGCATTTAACACGCGAAAATAGGTCAACTGCGTCGCGAATGTAATTATTGGAATTATACAAATGAACACCCCATCGCTCAGCATATACACACAATTTACTCGCGGTCCATAAAAAATTTAGACCAAGCGTTTTACATTGTTCACTCGCCAATATATTACTCGTAGTATCGTAAATCCAACAGAACGATTTAGACAACAAAAAATATAGTTGACGTGCGCCATATTCTGCATACGATTCAAAGTATTCACTTTCGAATTGGGGAGGATATTCTGGACTATCCACTGTTTCCGGATTTAATTCTGTTTGAGTCTCGGAACACGCCTGTTCGTGTTTATCACATACTTCTCCAGAATTCGATATTAACACCTCATTTTGCACCCCCTCGCCTATATTTTCATTCAAAGTAGAATGCGTTTGTTCGCTCTCCATTTATAATTATCATGTATATTACTATTTAAGTTGATTATAAAAAATAAATAAAGCTTTGATGCATTATAATATAATTATCCGATGGACAAATCTCAACGGAAAGGACTGTTTCTATTCCATCGCGATTTACGTATCGTAGACAATCGTGGATTAAACCAGGCAAGTCGTGATGTAGCAAAATTGTATACATGTTTTATATTTACACCAGAGCAGGTTACTTCCAAAAATTCGTATAAATCGACCAACTCTGTGCAATTTATGTTAGAAAGTTTAGAAAGTCTATCGAGCGAAATAAAGGATGCTCATGGTGAATTGTTGATAATGTATGGATCCACGGTAAATACACTCGAAGAAATGATTGACGCATTACATATCGATTGTTTATATTTCAACCGGGATTACACACCATATGCTCTCGCACGAGGTGACGCAATTGAAAAAATGTGCGTGAAAAAGGGTATTGAATGTAAAATCCAAGATGATTATTATCTGTATATTCCGGGAACGGTTGTGAGTAAACAAGGGAGTGTATATCAAAAATTCACACCATTTTATGAAGAAGTTTTGTCGCGCGATGTTGAAAATCCGTCACACGTATCCGTTCAAAATTTAGCAAAGTATACCGGTAAAAAACTGGATCATTTTTCACTGCATGATGGGTGGGCAAAATTTGTAGGTGAACCAAATATGAATATCGCAGTTCACGGAGGACGAATCGAAGGAACCACTCGATTGCGAAATTCAGTGTTGCGTTTGAAGGATTATGACGATACACGCGATGAAATGTCTCAAGAAACCTCAAGATTGTCTGCTTATCTTAAGTTTGGTTGTGTTTCGATACGCGAAGTGTTCCACGCGTTCAAAGTTCGATATACGTTACATAGTAGTTTTATACGTCAATTAGTTTGGCGAGATTTCTTCGCACATTTATTATTCGCATATCCAAATACCTTGTCCAATATATATAACGAAGAATTCAGAAATATACGATGGGCAAAAAATAATAAGTGGCTTGAGTCGTGGAAAAATGGTATGACCGGATTCCCGTTAGTCGATGCCGGTATGCGTGAACTAAATGAAACGGGATATATGCATAATCGTGCGAGAATGTTGGTGGCCACATTTTTGACGAAGATAATGCATATTGATTGGAAGGACGGGGAGCGGTATTTCGCACAAAGATTGGTCGATTATGATGTGGCGTCCAATCTCGGAAACTGGGCGTCAATCGTTGGTGGAGGGGCGTATTCAATGCCTTGGTTTCGTGTGATGAGTCCGTGGGAGCAATCCAGACAACACGATTCGGATGCGGTTTATATAAAAAAATGGGTGACTGAATTAAAGGATGTTCCTCCAAAGGATATTCATAAATGGTATAACACTTTCGATCAATATACCGATGTGAAATATCCGGCACCGATCCTTGACTATAAAAAACAAAAGGAATCATTTTTGAAAATGGTGAAGGGTGTGTTTTAAGTAACGTAATCGTTAGTATATATAATTATTATCATGAGTAATAATTATACGAGTAGATATATTTGTATTTTACATTTCCTAACTGCAGTATATAAATTACAAATGACTGCGAATAAACAATATATATTTGGCTATGGATCTTTGCAAAATATACATTCTGTAAACAATACGTTATCACATAAAGCCTCTCTAAGCGAACCGACGTTTATAGTTCGAGTGAAAAATTTAAAACGTGGTTGGTATTTGTGTATGAATTCAAATAATACCTTTTCGGAACCATGGACTACACTAGCATGTTACGAACAGGGTGGATGCACTACAAACGGCGTCCTTATAGAAATTACATCGGAATGCTTAATAAAGTTGGATGAGCGCGAAACTGGATATATTCGAAAACAAATACCGATTGATAACATTGAATGTTTGGGCGGAATTGGAGCGTCAACTGTGAGAAAAAATAGGTTTTTCAATCTACCTGCGAATTCGACAGTTTACTATTATTCGATCGATTCTGATTATATTGAACCACCATGCACAAATGCGCCTATTTTGCAATCTTATATAGACGTTTGTTTGACTGGTTGTATAGAGATTGATCACAGACTTGGTAATGATAATTATGAATATTCATCTGAATTTTTGAAAACTACTTACGGGTGGAATAATCTTGCCTATTGGATAAACGACCGAATTTTTCCACGGCGCCCATTTGAACATGTACCATTCGCACGAATCATAGATACCCTACTATCACAATATTTGCTACAAGTTTAGCTTGGAGGCAAAGGCGCCAAACACAATTTAATTTCACCCAAAGATGCGACATCGTATTTCACTATGAGCGGTAAATCGTTTCCTAGATACATCTCCAAATGGCTGCACAATGGTGTGCACTTGATAAAATGCGACAGACTCTTTAGCGAAAATTCGCCTTGAATAATAACGGAAGCGTCGGGTTTGTTGATAAACTCCATATATCCGTCGGATTCTGACCGGAAAATTCGCGAACTAGCAAAATTGCCTTCGCATGAAAAAATAAGGTCGTTACCTACTGATTTAATCTCGATTCGGTCAGAAATACCATTCATGTCTCGAATAATCTTCTGGAAATCAGCAGTCGGTAAATTAATTACGGTAGAATATTCTACATCCGGCACAACCAACTCTTCGGTATCTGGCTCGATCAATCTCAACTTTTGACTGTAGCACTGCTTAATATCTCCATTATCATATTGTAGTCCCAAGTGTGATACAATTCCGTCATGATAATCGTCTTTATCGATATACATGGATAAAGTATCGTCATTCGACATGGTAGAGATCACCTTAAAAAGATGCATTGTATTCGCACATACAATGATCTTATCCGGTTTGCAGTCATACAACTCAAACTTGTGTGCGTGTAAAATCACGTTCACCAAAATGGTGTGTGTCTTATCGAAATTGATAATTTTCACTCCACTGTCCGTATATGTAATCGTCGCGTCGGTTAAAATATCTTTAATCGCGGTGATCATATTTCGAATTGGCTGAATCTGCACAGTTTTAATAGTTAACACGTTATTTGCCTCGTTCATTTTTCGACGGTCTTATATAAAAACAAACGCATTTGTTTTTATATTTTCTTCCACGCTAAATAATAAATGGTTGGTATTTCAGGAGTTTGGTTGGGTCGCATTATAATATGTGTATGATTTATTGTAACTACCTATGTATATGAAACGGACGGATGCGGTCATAGCGGTTTTTATTGATGGAGAAAATATTAACCAGGGTCATTTTCAGGTAATCGATCAAGAAATTCGAAAACATGGTCGAATTATTATTTACAACATTTACGCGGATTGGACAGAACTCGCACTAAAAAAATGGAATCATGTCGCTCGTCAAAATGGACTTTTATGTGTTCATTGCGATAAAATTAGCGGTAAAAATTCGGTTGATCTACGACTAAGTGTTGATATTATGAAAACATTGTATACTAACGATACAATCGATATCTATTATTTGGTTACGTCAGATTCGGATTATAGACACGTTATTATGGAAATTAAACAAAAGAATAAAACGGCTCATTGTATTGGTGTATCTACCGTTAGTCCAAGCCTCACGTCGGTTTGCGATAAATACACGACAATCGAGAGCCTATTACCTAAAGAGTCTAAATTGGTTCAAGTCGACGACATTTGGGAGGTTGTTCATGGCTCCATTCTAGAAGAAAAAACGAATATAAGCATGCTAAAAGATGATATTCTTAGAAAATATCCCACATTTGATCAAAAATCTTATGGATACACCAAGTTTTCTGACTTTTTGTTAGGTGTGTTTGAAAACGTGCTCTCTATCGAGAACGGTAATTGTATCCTATTATAATCTTTGAAGTCATTCGACATGCTTACGGAGTTCATTCGCTCACCTGCGCTATCGCTTAGACTCGCTCCAAAACGATCCGTAGCCGAAAGAGGTTTGTATATTCATTGTTTGCATATACAAGCTTATTTTTTTTTAAACTCCTTTGGCTAGCGCTGATAGAGTTCAGTCCAAACTCCTGCGACAATGCTTCGCATGTCTCCGGAGTTCACTCGTGAGACTTCGGCTAGCGCCTACGTTTCCCTCCAAAACCCGCCTAAAATAGTTCGACCTTGGTCGATTTTCCCTTTCCTGTGATTTTACCAATCGCGGTCAAACTCTCGGGGTTTTTGATTTTTTCCATAGCATCTTTAAAATCATATATATCTCCCGTTCGCTCATTAAGTGCATATTTGATACCTTTATATGTGAACTCAATTAGTTTAGAGGTTACTTCGCGTGTTTCTTCAACGTCCTTTTCGGCGATGTCTTGTTTTAATGTTGGATACGAGCCAAATGCATTAGATGATACATTTCCAAAACTAAAGCACACCAAGTTCTCGTCCTTGTTTTGTTTTTCGTATAAACGGCAATCCATCGCTGTTTCTTTGACGGCGGTCAATATCTGTGAATTTACGTGATCTTTTATTAAAGCATTTTCGAACAATTGTTCGTCTGTTGTAACCACTCCCGGATTTACCTCCAATTGTCGCACATATCGGCCTAACAAGGTGGTTTCGTCCATATCTGATGCAGATTTAGATGATAACTTGCTTTTATCACGCATTCTCAGCTCGATATTTTTCTCGTCCTTGCGGTGTCTTTCACCAAGAACAGCCATATATAAAAACACCTTGACCGTTCTTAACGCCTCGGGTAGATCTTGGTGACTACATATACGACGGGCTCTTCCTATAACTTGTTCTAAACGAACCATGTGCCAATACGGTTCTACGATGTGAACAAACCGAGTATTCTTCAAGTTGATACCCTCTGCACCGGATGCCGTAATCATTAAGACGCGTGCAACCTCTCCCATGTGATTATTACTGAACCCTCGCTCTTTAAATGCTGCCGCGATACTTGACGGAATTTCGCCCCATTTTGAATTGTAAATATTCAATATTATCTTTTTCTCCTCGTCACTTTCTGTTCCAGTATGCAGTGCGAATTTCGGCTTATCAATGTCTTCGGGGTTTTCATCCAATTCCCATTCGCGCCCTGCTCTGCGCAATTTTAACTCGGCGAACCCATTCGCTTCCATGACTAATTTTAAAATTCCGACACCTTCCATGGATCTAAATTGACTATATATCAGATGAAGTCCAACGTTCTCCTTATTTTGAATGTTTTCCAAGATTTTCAAAAATTTGGGGCTGTACATACGTAGACCGCTTGGGACAAGAAATTCTTCAGATCGACTCTTTAATTCCGCAAGGGCGCGCTGCATACGCTTTGGGTAATCCAACGTTTCTTTTTCTTCGACTTCCTCTACTTCTACTTCTTTTCCTTTTCCTTCTTCTTCTTCTTCTGCGTCTAGATCTTCGACCCCTTCCAAGATTACATCCTCTCCACTCTCCACTTTTGCTTCCTCATCTTCCTCTTCTGCATCTTCATCTTCTTCTTCTGTCTCGTCGTCAAACGTCACCTTCTTGGATTTATTCTTATTCACATCTACCTTGTCGGGTTTAGGTATTTCTTCGTCGTCCTCTTCCTCTTCCTCTTCCTCTTCCTCGTCTTCTTCGATATCAAGATCTTTTTTTGCCCCACCCGCCGTCTTCTTACGCCCGCGCTTCGCACCAATTTTTTCCTCCTCTACATCCTCTTCGCCCCGTTCGTCATCGCCACCCTTTTCGCCGCTCTGCTTCTGTGGTCTGCCGGGTGGATCGGGGAATGCGAAATTACAACACATACGTGATGCGATACGGTAAGTGGACGGTATTTTAAATAGATCGGCGGCAGCGGCGGCCTTGTTTTTATCAAGATTGGCCTGTTTCTTTTTATTTTGCTTTTCACGCTTACTTTCTTCGTTACGAATCTTTTCATATATACCAAACTGGTATTCACTCATAGGGATCTTCTCGATATGGTAGACATTATCATGTGAAGATGGGATGAACTTAGGATATAATGATTCATCTGCACCCTTAAAATACGATGAGAGTCCAAGAATGCGCTTTTGGAAAACGCGTTCGTTTTTCATCTCTTTCGCGCCCAATTCAATAAACGTCTCCAAAAACTCCTTGGATGAATCGGGCAACGCCTTATTATTAGTTACAGCGACCTTTCTACTATCTACCTTGATACCGTGGCCTCCAAGAATGCTTATAATCGTATTTTTAAAATTCACGTCGCTCATATTCCCAGTCTCGTCGAGTTCAACACCAGTATAATCTTCAAATGCGCCACCGCCAGTCTGCGCCTCGAATTCTGCCTGAATGCGCATGTTGCGATTTTCGTCGGTTTCGTCTAATTGAGAACCTTCGATCGGTTTATTAATGGAAATTAAACCATTTTTATGAATAAGTATAGATTCATCGGATGCACGTGATTTTTTAGTTGTTCTTGGCTTTTTTATTTGCTTCTTCTTGGATTTACCACCCTTAATTCCAGGACGGGCCGTCCGAGTCGTATCATATTTGTTTACGAATCCAAACGGATTTCGCGTAATAATCAATTGCTGCCCCGCAAATTCAACATAATCATATCTGTTAATATTTGCCGTCTTGAACCAAGATAATACGGCATCGCGCGACGGTTTATCGGCGGATGCCTCAATCGTAAAGGGAAATGTCCAAGTCTTGATGTAACCACGTAAAATATTAAATAATATACCAATTTCATTTGGATAATTGATAATGGGTGTTCCGGAAAGCAATACAATGCGCGCGTTTGTCGCACTCATCAAATATTCATACAATCTGTATGATATAGATGTTTGTTCTTTCGTTTTATTCACAATACGACTTACAAAATTATGAACCTCGTCTATGATTACCACACTATTATCAAACGGGTTTTTGGAATAATTGTTGGTTAGATCGTCCATTATCTTTTTGGTCAACCCATTATAATTCAAATCCTTATATTTTGATCGAATCATTTCATCAATCTGAGTGTTAAGCGATTTTTTTTCCTCGTCCGCGAGATCCTTGAAATTCGACGGACTCTTAATATCAACCATCCATGCACCACCATGATCGCTCACAAATTTCTCGGTTAAGTTCAATAATTTAGAAAAAACGCGAATCAAATGTGGCTGACCCTCGGTTGACGTGAATTTCCAACACTGGTCCAGTTTGTAAATAGGATCACCACAAACCTTCATCTGATCGAAAAAGTTGGCCTTCAAAGCCGCCAAAGTTAATACGAAGACCTGTTTTTGCGACTTCATCCCCTCTGCAATGGCGATTGACGTGCAGGTTTTACCCGAGCCTAAACCATGATACAGCAACAACCCGCGGTATGGTGTATACAAATTCAAATAATCGCGCACGACCTGTTGATGAATCATGAGCTTAAAATCGACCGACTCTGATTTAGCTGAAGAAGCGTCGCATGATGCTACCTTGTCTGCGTCCGATAATTCGCGTTTGTAATTAGAAAAAAGAGGAATCAATTGAGACAAGAACTTCTTTCGGTTATTCATGTAATAATTTGACGTCTTTACACGATGCTCGCCGACAGGCTTGGGTAGTTGCTCTCTAAATCGCAGTTCATCTTCAGAATCGGCTTTATATTCTCCATAATCCTTTGGTTCGTCGCGTTTTTTGGGTTTATCTCCGGATTTTTCTTTTTCTTCTTCTTTGTCGACCGGCACCTTTGGTTTACGAGGATACCGCTTAATGATAGGACCGGGTTTTAAGATAGTTGGCTCTAACACTGATTCTTTAGTCACCGGATTAGTGAATTCGATCGAAGGCGGGATTATACTATCCGCCAAAGTATCAGCCGCTTCGCTCATCTTGGATTCTTCTAAACCACGGTCCGGTTTCGCATTTACACTTTTAATTGTCGTATATATTCCGTTAGATGCTAAGCGGTTTAATATACTTGCTCGATCAAATTTTCGCTTGTTTCGCTCATCGACAATCGTTACTTCGTTTTTGTCCATTCGACTAACCGGAACACTGCCGTTCGCGTCCTTCGCCGGCGCTCCGATTCGCTCCACATCCGCTTTTAAACCATCACCGTCGCCTTCGGCTGTGTTTTCTCCGATTTTATTAAGACCTTTATCTACTTGTTCGCCGACTTTATCTATGTCCTGATTGGCTAACAAAACCTTCACACCCCGTTTTTGGCCCGTTTTTGCGGGATTGTTTATAGCTAAATGTGAAATAGTAAATTTATTCATTTCTATATTTATGTCTTATTACTAATATACTATACGGTCATAATTTTATGATATATACGAGGTTTTCGTTAATAATCATGCGAATAAAAATATTCATATGATTTCTCGTCTACATCCAAACTCCTTCGGCTATAGCCCGCGGAGTTCCATTCATACACATTCGCCATCGGAGTTCAGTCGCTCGCCTTCGGCTCGCTTTAAAACGCCTGTAATATTCGCAATGCTTCCTCGCATGCTATCTGTTCCGCCTTCTTCTTAATTTTATGAACGCCCTTACCCAATACGATAAATACGCGTCGATGTTCGGACATGTGTTGATGAATGGACTCAAACGAAGTAAATGCCTGAACATCCGTCGAACTGTTTGTAGATACCGAATGGATGGGCTGACCCAGACACAAATAAACACCCATGTGATAACCCGAATCGGGATGGTGTTCGGCAAACTCGAGATAATCTGGTGTAACCTTAAACTCCTTTTGAATACGAACTTGCAAAATATTCTTGTAATTGTCGTCGTTACGAATCAGGTTGATCCAGTCTACGTGTTTTTCAAATACGTTTTCAATAAATATTTGCGCCATTTGAAACCCAGGCCCCGTGATAAATGTGTTCGCAAACCATCCGTGCTCATCCTTCACATCAATCTTGTTAAAATCCAGAAATAATGCACCAAGAAACGCCTCAAACAAACAACCGAGCTTCTTCAAATTTGTGCGCGTCTGTTTTTGCTCCGCATGTTTAGACAACACTACCCAATGATGTAATCCCATTTCATACGCAACGCGGCCAATTGCCTCGTTCTTCACCAGAGCGATTTTCTTCTCCGTCATAAACCCCTCATTTTCCTTAGGAAAACGGCGATACAAGATATATTTAGTAATACATTCCAACACACCGTCTCCAATAAACTCAAGCCGTTCATTCGACTTTGTATTCAGCGGTAAACAGTCGTCCGGTTTAGGCACAATTACGACATTGTTTTGTTCGTTCTCCAAATCTGGACGCTTCAAATAAGATCTATGAATAAATGCGCGTTTATATAATTCATAATTGAATATAGGTGCATTCACACCATATCTTTTCAATATTTCGCCAATATCCGTTTTAGAAATTGACTTATTTAGGGGGTTGTATGGGTCAAACACATACATTTCTTGTCCCTGGGAATTCTTTTCAATTCGAATATCATCCTCGAGTTGAACAGGTGCACGGTCGGTTATGGTTCTTGAGATCGCCTTCATGTTATTTGTGAAATAATATGAAACCAATCGAACTAGTTTAATTTACACCTTTCTGTCTAAGTCGTTTTCGGATAAATTTTATGCTATCCTGTTTTTTTGTCTTATACTAATATATATCGAATAAGATGGTGCTATCTACTACAAAGAAAACCGCGTCCATGGACAGCATTACTAATCAGAACCAGGGAGGGGGGTCAAAGAAGGCCGGCCTTCCTTATCAGGTTGGGCGAAACCACTGGTTCGGCATCGCCCTCGCAACCCACCAAACTCGCGCCACGTTGTATGACTTCACGAATAATGGACAGGTAGTGTTCGGTCTTCGCCACACAGTCAACCCCAATGTAAGCATCTCTAGACCCATTGGTAGCACCCTTCACCCCGTTCCTTACTGGAGACATCAATAAACAATGTTAAATATTATTTAAAAATGATATAACTACGTAATAATGTATTGTACTACAATACATTATGCTCGCTCCTCCAACAACTGCATCTGGAAATATCCAAACTCCTTCGCCAAATGGCTCTCTCCAAATTATCCTAGACGAGCGCGAAGTGTCTCTATATGAAAAATGTATTACAATGACCACGAAAAATCCCATCACGAAACGCGTTCTATCTTTAGGCGATATTTCTATTCGTGACGAGCATGATGCGGAAATTATGTTGATCGAACGTAAATCACTCACCGATTTGATCGCAAGCATCAAAGATGGCCGATACGAAGAACAGTCCTATCGA